AGGCAAGACAGCAAAGCCACCCTGTCCTCTGATATCGACGCCGATCGGGGTCTTGCACGTTGGGGCCACCCACCCATTAGGGGCACGGAATAATAGCTGCTTGCCGCCGCCACCTGTAGTCTGACGCGCTGTCTCTAGCTCACCTGCGGTGTGTTTCATCCCGTCGATCTGGTCCCACCAAGCCTGAGCCTGCACGAACTTCTGAGTATCGAGATCAACCACAAAGATATTGCTCGAGCAGGCACCTGTGATGATGCCCATATTGCTACGGTTCGTGTGCTCCCCATTTTCACCATACCAACGCTGGAAGGTAAAATCGGGAACAATCTCGTTCTGCAATGGACGCCACTCGACCATAGGCCGCTTCCATTGCTTAACTAGGTGAGAAGGCACAGCAGCCGGAACAACTTGGATACCCAATTCACGATAGTAATGGGCCCACTCTGCCGGCGAGGCAAAATCTGGTTCAAAAGACATTTGTAAGCTCATGTTAATTCGATCAAGGTTTTGTAAAAGACCAATATGCGATCAGGGCAGCATCTGCGCGGCCATCATCTTTCTTTCGAGAGAACTGCGAGGCATAGGCTGGGAATATCTGCGCAGCACGTTCTCGAGCGCCATCCTTACCGGCACGCATGCCGACAGCCTTTTGCCACTTCTGGGGTGTTACATAGTCCAAAGGCATCTGCAGACCGGCAACCACGCCTTCAATCATGCCGACACCTCGGCCAAATTGGAACATCGAGCTCACACCCTGACCGGGCATGGCACCGACCTTCTCCAATGTTACGGTGGTCGGCTTATATTCCCGGATGATTACTGCCAAGCTATAGGCGCTGACTTCCTTCTTAGCCTTACCGCCGCGAATCACTTCGACGATCGGCATGTCGTAAACTGTCAAAAGGCCGAGTTCTGGCTCATAAATAGCGATCGCACCTGAAGCGCCGGGATCAATTCCAATGCATACTGTCATGCTTCTTTTCCTCTGCGCTTGTCATGTTCATCAAATAGGGCGGCATATAGAATGCCGTTTGTGTGTACGATAAGAGGCAGACGCCATTTATAAGGCACATTGTTCCTCTGCCGCCACTTCCTACGTGTAAAATAGGGAACGCCAAGCTGCACGGCAGCCTGATCGACTATATCCCAATCGAGTGTACGTTTTATTTTCATGAAAGCAAGATTGGACATTTTGTCCAATATGTCAATTGCGCTTGACGGATAAAAAACTTTTCCCCATAGTCGCAACACTTCGAGACACCGACGCGACTTTTTGAATTGGAATAATCATGTCTTCCTTTGCCCACTATGGCATCAAGCATCTATCACCATCTACATGCAATTTGTTCATCGGCTCTCCAGCCATGTTTATTTTGCAAAAGTGCATGAAGAAAAATTTCGGTGTTGGCGCTGCCGCTCACCGGGGGACTGCTGTTGAAAAGGGAATTGCTCTCGGTCTGGAAACAGGTGCGAGCAATTACGAATGCATTCAAACAGCTATGGAAGAATTCACGCGCCTGACTGCAATGTCTGGTGATCCTAAAAAAGAAAAAGAACGTGAAGCCATTTCTAGTTTTGTAATTGTCGGCCTTAATGAGCTTCGCCCATATGGGAAGCCAACATCATCGCAAGGCGCAATTACATACGAAGTTGAAGGGTTAGACGTTCCGTTCATTGGTTTCTACGATTTTGAATGGGAAGATAAAGGTATTCTTGTCGATCTGAAAACGACACATGCTCTTCCGTCAAAGATAAGTACGAACCATGCGCGTCAGGTTGCTTTGTATGTTGCTTCTCGTGGCGATAATCTTGAAGCACGTATTTCGTATGTAACACCGAAGAAAAGCGCATCATACGTTCTCGAGAACGGTCGCGATCATGTTAATTCGCTTGTAAAAATCGGATTGACTATTCAGCGTTTTCTCAGTCTAAGTGATGACCCATTAGAGTTGGCATCGTTTGTCACTCCTGATGTTGACAGTTTTTATGTTTCCGATCCCGTCGCACGCAAGGCCGTTTACGATATCTGGGGTCTCTGAGCTTCGCCCAAAGGGCAAGAGGTGGTTACTGCTTATCAGTGACATTTGGTAAAAGGACAATGGACATGGCATTAGGTCTTAACATCGGCTCCGGCTCAACAGGCGGCGACTTTCTTCCGATCGTGAAGTACGACGCACGCGCAGGTAGGATCTTCCGAGCAGACCGCGTTGACGGTGTAACAACACCGCACGATATCACACGCAACTTTAAGGCTGTGTTTGATTTCGAGAATATTGAAATTGGCTGGATCAGCTTCGTTGCTGGATCTGCGCCAGACTTCCAGATGGTGCCATTTGGTGCTGCACTTGGTCCAAAGCCAACTGCAGATCATAAGCAGGGCATTCGCTTTGTGATTAAGCTTGCTGCTGAATGTGGTGGTGATCTTCGTGAGATCGCTGGTACGTCAGGCGCATTCTTGCGTGGCATTGATGACCTTCACAACGCCTATGTTGCTGGCCTTGCAGACAATGCTGGCAAGCTTCCTGTCGTGAAGCTTATCGATACCTTGCCGATCGAGGCAGGCTCGGGAGCTAAGAAGAGCACAAACTATCAGCCTGTGTTCGAGATTGCTGGTTGGGTGAAGCGCCCAGCCGACCTCGCAGTTAAGTCTGCAGCCCCAGCGAAGGCCGCTGAGGCACCTGCAGCACGTTCTGCGCCTGCTTCTACAGGATCAACACGCGCAGCCCCTCCAAAGGCTGCTCCTGCTGATGACATGGATGATTTCGGTTAATAATAGTGGGGGAGGATGTCCTCCCCCATTTTACATTGGAGAGTAAATTGAGATTTCTTATGACCATGAACATGCCTGCTAAGAGCGGTTCGCCAATCCATCAGATCATTTGCGACTATCCAGCAAAGGATTTGCCGGATTTTGTCTACGCTCTATCTCAAAATGATCTCCTTATCGTTGAAGAGTTCTACAAAGATCCAAACATCAATTCCTACTACAGCGTTGGTCATGTAGCCGTGAACTATCGTTTTGTGGGCAAGGTTAAGATGATCACACATGCTAACCATCAGAATAGAACGCGCGAATTTCCGAAAGTGCTTGGTAATCCAAGTGTGGAATTGGAAGATAAAAATTAGGGTCTACAAGATCCGACAGCACATAAGAATAACTCATGTGCAGATTAACAATGAAGTAACAACCTATGGAGATAGAAATGGTCGATCATAAAGATATCCTCACAACAGCGGCTGCGACCTTAAACGATCGCGGCCAGCAATATGGCGATGCAGACGCTTGCTTTACGCGCATCGCAAAGCTCTCATCTATTATCTTGAATAAAGAGATCACGCGCTATGATGTTGCAATGATCTTGCATGCTGTGAAGTTGGGCCGCTTGCAGGAATCTCGGTCTAAACCCGATAATTATGTCGATGGCATAAACTATTTGGCATTTGGTGCTGAATTTTCTCAAGATCATAGGGTTGATGATGATGTGACAGAGATCGCTTTGCGATTTGCGCCACGTCGCCGCAATACCATAGTACCAGATGAGATCAACCCAGACATTCAGCCCGGGGGCTGACATGGCACAAGGCGGTCTTACCTATAATCAAATGATCGAAATGGGGCTTATTTTGGTGGAGCACGATGGCTGGGATAGGGTCATAGCGGACATCAAAAACCTTAACGAAGAAAACCAAAAACTACGTGATGCCTTATATAAGGTAACTGTTTTGAATTTTAACTCACTGAGTGACCGTAGCGAAATGCTAAGAATTGCTCAAGAAGCATTGGATATACGAGATGCCACAGAAAAATGACCCATGGACAGACAAGGACATATCTACACTAAAGATGATGTCTAATGGCGGTTTTGCTCCATCTGCTATTGCAGAAAGATTAGGCCGCTCAAGAGATGCCGTGAATTCCAAAATTAGGAAGTTATCTGGCAAGAAAAAACCTTACGTGCGCAAGCCTAAACAGGCTGAAAGCGTCTCCACAAATCCGTGATTGTCAAGTATTTGCCCGGCTTTGCTCAAAATGCTAAAGTCGGGCATCTTTGTCTATAGAAGGATCATGGAATGAAACGCATCATCATCGCTATGTTAGCGATCGTCTCTGCCACTACCCTCGGTATATCAGAAGAGGAAACATCGGCAGAATTCTTTCGTAAAGACCAAGCACGTTATGCACATACAGATAAGAAAATTGTTGATTTCCACATTGGATGGTTTGCAGCAGGAGAGACCCAAGCACCGAAGGACGTGGTGCGGATGGTCACAGAGACAACCAAAGGTGCACTTGGTGAACAATGGGTGCCATCGGCACTTAAAATTGCTCGATTGGAATCATCATTCAACTGCAATGCCACAGG